TCAATGCCGTACCTTCACTACTAATATTATTCTTTTCACATTCTTCAATCAATTGTTCCTTTTTCATACCACTCAAGGCTGGACCGGTGACCTTCTTTGGTGGTTTATACTGTTCAATAATTTCACCAAATATTTCTTGTTTGGTATTTTCATATAGTGGATCAAGTAAATCACATACAGGGTTCAAAAACTTATTCACAAAATAATAGTGGTAATCGATGGGTATATTATGCTCTTCTACATATTTAGGATCTTCAGATTTCTCGAATGCTTTCGCTTTAGGGTTATCTGTTTTTGTGAGCAAATATGGTACACGGTCACCAGATTGTGGCTCTGATCCAGGCTTTCTTTGTCTCATCTTGTTTACGACTTGAACGTGTGCCTGATTTATGTGTATACTTTCAGGGCTATTAATCGAAACACTCTTTCCACCGACTTTGTAACTATCGGATAGAGACTGACTCAAAACAAGTTTTTCGTTTGAAATTTCACCATTTAGAAGCTCATTCGCGCGTTCTATCGCGAGGTCTCTCGGTGGTCCGGGGTCTCCGGATGTTAATACTACATCCAGTAATTCTTTACACACTTCTCTCATATGAGGTGTGTTGTCGCGGCGAACGAGTTGTAGACCCTTAACGTCCACATAGTCCATATGCATTTGGTCATCTTTACCCTTTGTCCATAACTTAGCAGCGTAGCGCTTCTTTGAGTACAAAAAATACGGCCAATAGACCTTCTCAAGCTCTAGGTTATTTGGCTTCTTGAAGAGGGCTGAACATTCTTCAGCAGCTCGTTCACCAATTTCCCAACTGTACTCGATTGCTTCTATACCTTTACGATCACCCACATCAAACTCAACCATAACCGAATCCGTGTCACCATATCTTACCTTCGCACCAGGGAAGTTCGCCTCTACATAAGTTTTAGTCTCTTCAATCATACCGCGACCTCTACACGTTGTAGTGGACGCAATAGGTACACATGGAAGGATTCCCTTACCAGCTCCAGTGAATCCGTACACAGAGTTCATCGAAACTTTGTAGGCCAATTGTTTACCATTGTACACCTCTTTCATCGCACCAGTGGCTGCCGCCATATCTTTTTTGGCTTTTTTACGAAACTGTTTAAGCTCCAATAAAATGGCGGGTAAAAGACTCGGTACATCTTGTGCAAACTTATACGTCTTATTTCCAATGTTAAATGTTTCGTATGTAATTCCTGGGATATTACCATATCGTCTCTCATCCATGACGTATGTAGAATAACAGAGGTTGTGGGCCATCATAATCGATGGGTACAGAGCCTCAAAATCAAGGGCTGTGATTGGTGTATAATACGCACCCTTCTGTGCTTCAAGTACAGTAGCACCTTCGTATTGCTCTTCAGGGAGAGAACCATATTTAATCGTTGGTACCATGTAACCCAATTCGCGAGCCTTTTTAGATAACTGACTAAATACCTTGATTTGCTGTCCACGTTCAACCAAAAAAGATAGAGGTACCCATGTTGCCTTTGCCATCTCCAATAAATTGAGTAGTGTACACATCTTCTTCATGAGTTTATGAGGTAATAAGGTATCTTTGATACAGTATTCAGCCACTTCACGCAGTTTAATTGGGTCACCTTCGAGGTATCGAGCAAACATTTCTTTGGGAGCCATATCAATTTTTTGATCACCGAGATACAGTTTAGAAACATTGTTTAAACTATACGAATCCAGTTTGTATCCTTTTTTAACTTCATGGAACATATCAAAAATAAATCGTCCAGGCATAGGTAAAAGTTTCAGGAAATTGTCACCCAAAGCACTTGAACTCAATTTTTTGTACATGATATGACATTCACTCTCTTTGAGTTTACCCAAATCGTAAAATTCCAAGCCACAGCCGACCATAGCAGCGCGCTTATAAATATAGTCAAGATCGAAACCAAAAATATTCCACCCAGTCAAAATATCAATATCATTTTCATTTGTGTATCGTTTAAACGCCAAGAGTAATTCCTTTTCTGTATCAAAACTAATGACGTTCGATCCTTCAATTTTTGGATCTGTTTTTTTATAACATAAACATGTTTTATCATACGGTTCATCACTACCAAATTTACATAGTGAAATAGCAATCTGAAAACAAGCATCATTAGTAACGTCAGCGTCTGGGAATTTCCCAGTTGAACTGTTACACTCAATATCAAACGATGCTACAATAAACGGGGCAATATCATCTCTGGCTACAGGTGTGAGTGTAGACCAGTCATTACACCATAAGTCAATATCCGTTTTTGCCAAGTGAGAGCGAACACAATTAGCACCAGTATTTATCCAACCGGTGGACTGAATACCCGTTCTGTGCATGAGTCTCAGGACGGGGTCTATATTGGATTCGTATACATGATATTTTGAAAATTCCCTATTATACATAAAAATCGAGTTCACTTTACGTCGAGCTTCGAGCGTCTTAAAATTTAGGTGCATGTAGTGAAATTCTTCATTATTTTGAAAACCCCAAACATCTTTTTGTTTCGTCAGACTGTAACTGGTGACGTGATCCTTTTTCAAAAGATTGATATCATTAAACAGACGGGTAACGTCGGCGGGCTTTGTATCCCTTGGGAGCTTTACGAAAAAGTATGGATCGAATGTTGTCGTCACACACACAGATTTTCCCTCCTCAGTTTTACCAAATACACTGATGTGATGTTCTCCTTCAACATCTCGTGCCTCCCATGTCAGAGCCTGGAATACTACCATATGTATACTATGAGCCAAAATTTTAATATCATTTATATATAAATGTCAGCTGCTTTAATTGATCTCGTGTCTGTTGGAGCCCAGGATGTATTCATCACTGGTGACCCAGAGGTCAGTTTTTTCCGTCAAAATTACAAACGCCATACTAACTTCTCGATGAAGCCTGAGCGTATGGATTACATTGGTACTTTCGCCGCGAACAATGAAATTACCATCCCTATTCGTTCCAAGGGTGACCTCATGAGTTACATCTGGATTGAGGCTACCAATATCGCGAGTGTACAAAACAACACCGCCGGTCTCTTTTCCCAGAATGCATCTAACCCAACCGAATTCAGTCTTTATATCGGTGGTCAAAAGGTCTCCCAGCTCGATTCACTCTTCATTCAAGGTGTACACAACCCTCTGTTACGTGACAGTGCAGCCAAGGCTTCGTACGCCGTAACCACTAATAACAAGAAGGCTAATCACGGAGGTGACCATTATATTATTCCTTTCTTCTTTGGGGAGGATTACACCAAGTCTCTTCCATTAGTGGCCCTCCAATATCATGATGTTGAGATACGTATTAAATGCAGGGATGGGTTTACTCCTGATTCCACTCCTAAGGTTTGGGGTAACTATGTGTATTTAGACACTGATGAGCGCAAATTCTTCACCGATAACGAACATGAACTTCTCTTTACACAGACCCAATATCAGCTCGCCACCAATACCGATAGCGAGATAGATCTCACCTTTTTTAACCACCCCGTAAAGTCCATCCACCTTGTATCCGGTAAGGCGACGGGTAATGATTGGGATTCGGAGTATACTTTCTCCAGTTCTACACTTTACATCAACGGTACCCCTCTTTTCGAGGATACCTCCCCAGTCTATCACCACACCGTCGTCCCTGAGATGCACAGTAGTGACCTCCCAGATGACATTCTCGAGGATCTTCCCACTTTCACCTGGCCATTCTGCCTGGGTTTAAGCAAGTCGAACCCCACGGGAACCCTAAACTTTTCTCGTATTGATAATGCCAAACTTTCAATTTCCGGTCCAACCGGTGGTAACGCTCTCCATCGTGTGTACGCTGTAAATTACAATATTCTCAGGGTCAAACAAGGCATGGGTGGTGTCGCGTTCGGTAACTAGATGTACCCACAATTAGTCAAGTGTCTAGAACCTTAATAAATAAGCAATCTATCAAGTCTCGGTTTTTCCTTATTCATGAAAACTGTGAGTTGCATAACTTCACCTTCCAAATTTACCAATCCATGAGTCGACTTTTGGTACTTTGATATTTGGTCAACCCTAACAAGATCTACAGGTGACATCTTTGTCTTTGGTACCTTACTGTGATAGACAGTAAGAACTGCAGCATCCCTTTTCGTCTCTCTAGGTAGTTGGTCTCCTTCGTAGCACACTACAATATGTGCACCCGGACAGCCAGCTACATGCATCCACCAGTGTTTAGGGTCACTCGCCATTGTCAGTTGGTCATTTTCTTTTGCACTCTGACCAACTTGGATTTTGATACCGTCGTATGACGTGTATTCAAGCATATTTTTTTGTCGTATTAATTCCTTATATGATATCATAATGCACGTCGTATTACAACCCAGTCCTTCGATTACACATAAATATAGGGTCACCTTACCAAATAAACGGAGTATTGATTTTGGTGAGAAGGGTTTTCAGCACTACCCAGACCACGGTAATCCGAG